CAATCTCGACCTGAATAGCATGGTCGAAGAGGCGTTTGAGCGAGCCGGTCGAGAGGTGCGCTCAGGCTATGACATGAGAACCGCTCGTCGCAGTCTCAATCTGATGACAGTTGAGTGGGCAAACCGAGGCATCAACCTGTGGACCGTTGAACAGGGGGTCATTCCCCTCAACCAGTCGCAGATCACTTATGCCCTGCCGATTGATACGATTGATTTGCTGGATCATGTTGTTCGCACACAAAGCGGCCTGAATCAGACCGACATCAACATCTCGCGTATCAGTGTTTCCACCTACGCCACCATCCCCAACAAGAACGCCCAGGGTCGCCCAATTCAGGTTTGGATCAACCGTCAGTCAGGAGCAACCAGCGCGACCGGCTTGACCCTGAATGGCGGCATCAATGACTCGGTCACAACGATCACATTGAGTTCGACTGACGGGCTGTCTGCGGTTGGCTACATCAAGCTAGGTGCCGAGATCATCAGCTACACGGGCAAGACCAGCACCACGCTCACCGGGTGTTTGAGAGGCCAGGCTGGAACGACGGCCGCGAGTCATTTGAACAACGCAACAGTCTCGGTGCCGTTTTTGCCAAACATCAATGTGTGGCCAGCGCCGGATCAGAGTGACTTTTACACCTTTGTGTACTGGCGACTGAAACGAATCCAAGATGCCGGGAACGGCCCTACGGATCAACAAGTGCCGTTTCGTTTCTTGAACTGTATGGCGGCTGGCTTGGCGTACTACATCGCCATGAAGATTCCAGAGGGGCAGGATCGGCTGGACCGGCTGAAGATGGACTATGCAGAACAGTGGATGCTTGCGGCTGATGAAGACCGAGAGAAGGCTCCGCTGCGGCTGGCACCTCGGCAGATGTTCTTTTAGTCATGCCTAACAGGTTTGCATCTGGCAAGTATGCAATTGCACAGTGCGATAGGTGCAACTTTCGCTACAAGCTGAAAGAGTTGAAGCAGTTGGTCATCAAGACCAAGAATGTCAACTTGTTAGTGTGTCCTACATGTTGGGAGCCTGATCAGCCGCAGTTGCAATTGGGCATGTATCCGGTTGACGATCCGCAGGCGTTGCGCAATCCTCGGCCAGATAACAGCTACACCACGTCTGGTCTTAGTGGTTTGCAGACTGATCCATTGACTGCGCCGCCAACCAGTACAGAGGCGTTTGGCACTCCGGAAGGTGGTAGTCGAATTATTCAGTGGGGATGGAACCCCGTGGGTTTGAACAATCCATTGCAACTTACCGGCTTGGAGGATAATCTCCAGGCACAGGGTTCAGTGGGAACCGTGACCATAACGGTCAGCTAGGAGAAATCATGAAGAAGTACATGTCAGGCGGCGATGTGAAGAAGGTTAAGAGCATTGCCAAGAGCGAGGTTGAGGGCCACGAAAAGCGGATGCACAAGTACGCTAAAGGTGGGGTCACGAACTCGCAGCGTGCCAAGTTTGGTCGCAACATGGCTCGTGTTATGAATCAGCGGAGCAAGTCATGAGCAAAGCTAACGATCAGTGTCACTTCTTCCCAGCGGAAACCAAAGATCCGATTGGCAAGTACACTCAGCCCCGTCAGTACACTGACACCATGGGGCAGAATGGATACCCTAACGGGATTGCCAACACCCAAACCCTGCGTACCCGTGGAACCAAAAACACGACTCGCGGGAACAGTAGCTCGACCAAGATGGGCTAAACGTGAACTACGCTACGCTCTTTGAGACGATCAAGGGGTACTTGGAGAACGACTTTCCGAGTACCACCTGGACCAATACGGCCGAAACCGGGACGGTGACGTTTTCGTCTACTGAGCAGATCAACACGTTCATTCGCCAGGCCGAGCAGCGAATCTACAACACGGTACAGATTCCTGCGCTGAGGAAGAACGTCACCGGCAACTGTACGATTGACAACAAGTATTTGGCCATGCCGTCTGACTGGCTGGCTATGTTCTCGTTGTCTGTGATTCGCGCTGACGGCTCTCAGAGCTTCCTGTTGAACAAAGACGTTGAGTACATCCGTGAGTCTTTTCCTAGTCCATCTGACAAGGGTGAGCCTACGCATTACGCGATCTTTGACAACGATACGATGATTCTGGGTCCAACACCCGACTCCTCGTACAGCATGGAAATGCACTACTACTATTACCCAGAGTCGATTGTGACTGCGAACACAACGTGGCTGGGCGATCACTTTGACAGCACATTGCTTTACGGGTCGCTGGTTGAGGGGTACACGTTCATGAAGGGTGAAACCGACATGGTGGCCTTGTATTCCAAGCGTTACGAAGAGGCAATGTTGTTGCTCAAGAAACTTGGCGACGGCAAAGATCGTCAAGACACCTATCGTTCTGGACAAGTGAGGTATCAGGTCACATGATTATGAATGACGTTGGAGTTCTCCTGGGCGGAATTGTTCAGGTACAGACGACGCAAAACCGTGGGCTAACTGCCGAGGAAGTTGCGGAGCGTGCCGTTGACCGGATCATCTCGGTGGGAAACAGTTCTCACCCGGCCATTCGTGACCAGGCTCAGGCGTTCAGAGATCAAATTCAAGCAGTAGTTGCCTTCTACATGAAGGAAGCGATCAAGAACGATCGGGCTACGCTTGCCATTCGGCTACGGGATGCGGGGCATCCGGAGCTAATCAAACTTTTGGAGAAATAGTCATGGCCTTTACTGGAAACTTCATGTGTACCAGTTTCAAGGTGGAGTTGATGCAAGCCATCCATAACTTCACGGCAAGCACTGGCAACACATTCAAGCTGGCGCTGTACACGAACAGCGCATCGTTTACCGCAGCAACCACGGCGTACACCACGTCCAACGAGGTCACGGCCTCGGGTTCGTACTCGGCTGGCGGCGGCACTCTTACCAATGTCACCCCGACCTCGAGCAGCACGACGGCGTTCACGGACTTTGCAGACATCAGCTTTACCACGGCCACCATCACGGCCCGTGGTGCATTGATCTACAACGACTCGGCAACGGGTGATCCGACGGTTGTGGTTCTGGACTTTGGTTCAGACAAGACGTCTACTGCCGGCACGTTCCAGGTCATCTTCCCGACTGCCGATTCAAGTAACGCGATAATCCGGATTGCATGAGGACACTTGCCATGAAGATCGACTTCTCGTTCGAAACCCCTCATGGCAAGTTCGCTGATGCCCTGCATCTGCCTGACGATCACACGTTCACGGAAGCAGAGATCCAAGCCATGAAGGAACAGCGCCGGGATAACTGGATTGCTGTTGTGACCGCGCCTCCGGTTGAGGAAACCCAGCCCGAGTACATCGAGATCGATGGCGTCAAATATGTGAAGGCGTAGTCATGGCCGACAGGTACTGGGTTGGCGGGACGGCAAACTGGGACGGCACTGCCGGTACCAAATGGGCTACTACGTCTGGTGGTGCTGGTGGGGCGTCTGTGCCAACCAGTGCGGATGATGTGTTCTTCACGAACCTCTCCACCGGCACTTGCACGATCTCATCCGGCAACACCGGAGCCAAGTCGATCAACTGTACGGGGTTTACCGGGACCATTGCAGGCTCTACTGCTATTACCGTCTCTGGCAGCGTGACCCTCGTAGCGGGGATGACGTTTACTTATACAGGAACGCTGACGCTGAACGGCACGGGTACGTTGACGAGCGCTGGAAAAACGCTGGGGCCGGTGACGATCAACGGGTCTGGGATCACGGTGACGCTTGGTGATGCGTTGACGTCTTCAGGAACAATAACAGTCACACAAGGCACATTTGATACCGCTAGCTACAATATTACTGCAACCGCCATATCCTCTGACAATCTCAACACCCGAACGATTAATCTAGGTAGCAGTACGTTGACGTTAAGCGGTTTCGCGCCAGTTAATTTTGGAACGAACTCAAATTTGACTTTTAATGCTGGCACATCAACCATTACTTGCACTTCGTCAGGCCCATCTATTACAGGCGGACCCACATCTGCGACGGGCGTCACATTTTATAACGTAACATTTATATCAACTTCTGCGTCGGGGACCGACGTTCGCTCTATAAACACATTTAACAATCTAACAATCACAGCGCCATCCGCCGCAGGAGTACGCCAAGTTACCTTCGATTCCCGCACAACCATCAACGGCACTCTGTCCACCACCGGCACAGCAGGCAACCGTCGCGTCTGGTTCCGTGGTGTCACCTATGGCATCGCCCAAACCCTCACTGTTAACGCCACCCCAAGCCTGACCGACGCGGACTTCCGAGATATCTACGTTATTGGCACTGCTGCTCCGATCAGCGGAACTCGTGTTGGAGACTTGAGAGGATGCAGAGGCATCACCTTCGACACACCCAAGACCGTCTACTGGAACCTTGCCGCAGGCGGCAACTGGAGCGCAAACGCTTGGGCGGCATCATCTGGCGGCGCTGTCAGCACGGACAACTTCCCGCTCGCTCAGGACACGGCTGTTATCGAGAACACGGGGTTGAATACGTCGGCTACGTTGACGCTGGACAATAATATTACTTATTTCGGCACCATCGATATGTCCACGCGGACAAATGCAATGACGTTGAGCCTTGGGGCAGGCTACTCAATATACGGGAATTGGACAAACGGTTCTGGGACGACAATGAGTACGTCACAAATAATGACGTTTTCCGGACGTAACACACAGGTTTTAACTAGTGCTGGTAAGATTTTTTCTGGAGGTTTAACCGTTGATTCGTATGGCGGCGTGATAGAACTTGGTGACGCATTTAATAGTGATGTGAGAAATCTCACTATTACAAACGGCACGTTTGACACCAAGAACTACAATGTCACTGCCGGACAATTTTCATCCAGCAACAGCAACGTCAGGGCAATCACGCTGGGGTCAAGTACGTTGACACTATCAAGTACCAACAGCGTAAATTTTACTACAAGCACCAATTTAACGTTTAATTCCGGAACATCTCAAATAAACTGCACATCTACATCAGCAACATCATATAGTGGCGGTGGAAATCAATTTTATAACGTATCATTTACAGGTACTACAGCAGTAACTCACAGTGTTACAGGCGCAAATACATTCAACAATTTGACGTTGACTGCACCGGCATCGGCTGGTCTGATGCAATGCACGTTTGGGGGAAACCAAACCATCACCGGCACCCTCACCGTCGCCGGAGCTTCCCCCGTTCGCCGCATCTTCGTCCGCTCTGACACCCGCGGCACTACCCGCACCCTGACCGTTGGCACTCTATCCGCGACTGACTGCGACTTCCGTGATATCACGATAGCCGGTACTGCTGCTGGATCATCTCCGACTCGCGCAGGAGACTGCGGTGGGAACTCAGGGATCACGTTCCCTGCTCCCAAGACGGTCTACTGGAACCTTGCTGGCGCTCAGAACTGGAGTGCTACGGCCTGGGCACCGGGGTCCGGTGGGGTGCCTGACATCAACAACTTCCCGTTGGCACAAGACACGGCGGTGTTCGATGAAGCGGTGAACAGCGTGACGGGGACGATCACAATCAATGCCGCGTGGAACATCGGGACGTTTGATGCATCAGCACGAACGAGTGCCATGACGTTGACGACTAGCACTAATGCGCCGTTTGTGTATGGTGACTGGAAGTTTGGAACAGGGGTTACTTCTTCAAGCACGGCAGGCACGATTACATTTGCCAAGCGTGGAACGCAGACCATTACCAGTAACGGGGTAACTTTTGGATGCCCGATAACCGTTAATGCATTTACTGGCACTGTCCAACTTGCAGATGCGCTGTCAATAGACTCTGTAAGAACTGCTACTTTAACAAGCGGCACATTTGATGCTGTTACTTATAACGTAACAATTGGGGCCTTTTTTTGCGACGGCACAGTAACAACATTAAGAATGGGTTCCGGTACTTGGACTCTATCCGGCACTGGATCAGTCTTTAATTTACCTTCTAATATAGGTGCGTTTTTTAAGGGCACCGCAAATATTGTCCTGTCCGACACAACCGTCGCTGCTAGAACATTTACAGGCGGCAGTCTTTCATACAACAAACTCACCATTGGCGGCGCAACAGGCATATCTACCCTGACCATCGGCGGCGACAACCAATTTACCGAACTTGCCTCAACCAAAACAGTAGCCCACACCATCGCCTTTGGTTTAACCACACAAACTTTTGGCGCTTGGACAGTTACAGGTACGGTGGGTAACGTGGTCACGCTGACTGGTTCAAGCACTTCTCACATCCTCGCTGGCGCGTGTACCAATAGCATTGACTACCTTGCGATGGGCAGCGTTGGCTTTGCCGCGACCTCCCCCGGTGAGTTCTACGCTGGAGCCAACAGCACTGGAACCGCAGCCGCTCCGGTCTATCGCACAGCCAAGCCTGCTGACTCTACGCGCTACTGGGTCGGAGGTACAGGCAACTGGAGCGACACTGCGAGATGGTCTGACGCATCGGGTGGAAGCAGTGGGTTCTCTGTGCCTCGCAGTCACGACGACGTTGTCTTCGACAGCCTGTCTAACGCTACGGCCTACACGGCCACAGTGAACGCCGTGACCGGCGGGATTCGGATGAAGGCTCTGACCATTGCTGGGCCTCTTGTTGGCAACGTGACGTTGGCCGGATCGACTGCAATCGTGGGTATTCACGGCAACGTGACGCTACCAGCTACGGGGCTGACGAGGACGTATACGGGTGCGATCACTCTGACAGGATCAACATCAGGTAAGACGCTGACGACGAATGGGGTGGCGTTATCGGCAGCCATTACGGTAAATGGGGTTGGGTGCGAGTGGACGCTGGGAAGTGCTTTGAATGATGGCTCGTCCGACATTACGATAACGAATGGGTTGTTTGATCTTGATACCTACAATTTAACTGCTGGCCGGTTCTTTGCATCTACATTCAATTCAATAACAGCAGATTTTGGCTCTGCTACAGTTTTGTTGTCAGGCGCGTCACCAATATTTTTTAGTACCGGAGAAACCGCTTCTGCTAACTTTACATTTATTGCTGGCACATCCCAAATTAATTGTTCTGGAACTAATCCGCAAATTACCGGCAACGGCAAAACCTTCTACAACGTCGCCTTCACCAGCACCTCAGCAGGCGCCGTCACCATCAACGGCGCAAACAGCTTCAACAACCTATCTTTCACCGGCATCACCTCTGCTGGCCTGAAAAATATTGTTATTTCCGCCAATCAAACCACTACCGGAACCCTGACGCTCTCCGCTGGAACCAACGCCACGATGCGGCATTTTGTCCGTTCCGACACTATCGGAACGACCCGCACCCTGACCTGCGCGGCCGTCAGCCTGACCGACGTAGACTTTCGCGACATCACGATAGCCGGTGTTGCCGCACCTGCTACGGGTACACGGATCGGGGACTGCAAGGGGAACAGCGGGATTACGTTTACAGCAGCAGCAAACAAGTATTGGAACCTCGCCGGAAACAACAACTGGTCTGCTACAGGCTGGGCATTGTCATCCGGAGGTTCTCCGTCTGTAGACAACTTCCCTCTGGCCCAAGACACCTGCATCTTTGAATCGACCAGCCCCGGTACAGGTGCTACGACGACAATCAACGCAGCCTACAACATCGGCACGATAGATATGTCGGCGCGTACTACTAACACGATGACACTGTCTACGACGACACTAGACATATACGGAAATTGGATCAACGGTACTGGTATTACGCTGACGGGTACTGGAACGATGACGTTTGCGGGGCGAGGAAGTCAGACGATTACAAGTGCTGGAAGGACGTTTACGCAAGCAATCACAATTAACACTCCGGGCGGGTCTGTAACGCTGCAAGATGCTTTGACTTTAAACCAGTCGGCGACAGGTGTTTTAACAGTTACAAGCGGAAATTTTGATGCCGCTTCATATAATGTTTCCTTGTCTGGTGGTTCTAGTACACTTATTAGTAATAATTCCAACACAAGAACTATTGCTATCGGTTCTGGAACATGGACTATCTCAGGTGCTGGAACCGCTTGGAACACAGTCACATCTACCAACCTCACAGTCACCGGCACAGGCACAATCAGCCTAACCAGCGCATCTACCAAAACCTTCGCTGGCGGCGGCATTGCCTACACCAACATCACCCTCGACCAAGGTGGCGCTGGGGCGCTGACGATCTCCGGCAACAACACGTTCAAGGACATCACGAACACCTACAAAGCTACAGGTGCAACAAACATTACTCTCGGCACGACCACCCAGCGCGTCTCTCAGTGGACAGCGGCAGGTGAGGCAGGGCGGGTGTTGACGGTTCAGGGGACTTCAGCCAGTTCTCCGGCGACGCTCGTGCATACCGGAGCGGGTGATATATCGGTAGACTACCTCACCATCACGGGCGTGAGGGCATATCCGCTATGACTTGGTACGCTGGCGCTAATTCCACCAACAACGGCAGTCTAGGCTGGGTATTTGCCGCGCCTCCCGGGGTCGATGTCACGGTCAACGTGACTGGCGTTACCGCGACCGGAAACGTCGGAAGCGTCACGGTTGAAACCAGCACAGACGTATCGGTCAACGTCACGGGGGTTACCGCGACCGGAAACGTCGGAAGCGTCACGGTTGAAACCAGCACAGACGTATCGGTCACTGGGGTTTCTGCGACTGGGCAAGTCGGTGCGGTTCAAGTTACAGGCGACGCTAATGTCTCTGTTACTGGACTACAAGCCACTGGAGAAGTTGGGTCAGCACAAGTTACTGGATCGGCCGATGTTGCTGTTACCGGGCTCGAAGCTACAGGTCAGGTTGGAGCTGTAGTGGTCGAAACGGGTATTGACGTATCCGTCACAGGCTTAGAAGCTACTGGTCAGGTTGGGGACGCACAAGCCACTGGCGACGCCAATGTCACGTTAACAGGCGTGTTTGCTACAGGCCAAGTCGGCTCGGTCACGATAACAGGCGATGCAAATGTCAGTCTTACTGGCACTCAGGCCACAGGCCAAGTCGGTGCTGTTACGGTTGGTGAGGGCGTTGCGGTATCTGTAACTGGGGTATCTGGAACAGGAGAAGTAGGCTCTGTTGTTGTTGGCATAGATGTGGATGTACCAGTCACCGGCGTATCGGCCACTGGGCAGGTTGGGTCTGTAACGGTTACTGGTGACGCCGACTTTTCTGTAACGGGCGTGTCTGCCACGGGGCAGGTGGGCTCTGTCGCAATAGCTGCCGGTGCAAACGTCACTGTCACGGGCGTAAGCGCGACAGGAGCGGTCGGCTCGGTTACCATAGAGTTGATTACGCCGGTTGTTGTAACAGGCGTCTCAGCTACCGGCCAAGTCGGGTCTGTTGTTGTTACTGGTGGCTGCACTGTGTTCCCGGTGGGCGTGGCGGGGATTGGACAGGTTGGAGCAGCCCTAGTGTGGGGTCTGATTCCAGACAATCAAACGCCCAACTGGGCAAACATCAATGATAGCCAGGGGTCGGCGTGGACTCCGGTTAACGATACCCAGACATCAACCTGGGCAGAGCTTGTAACGTAGGGGTAAACATGACGATCAATTACACCACCCTTCTCGGCCTGGCAAAGCCTGTTACCGGGACCGAATCCGGCGCGTGGGGCGATGTTGTCAATGACCAGATCACCTCGTTGTTGGAAGACGCCGTAGCCAATGCGGCCACCATTAACGTTGGTAGCGGCAACGTCACGCTGACAGAAAACAATGGTGCGGCTGATCAGTCTCGTATGGCCATTCTATTGGTCACGGGCAGTCCAGGCACCTCAAGAAACATCGTCGCCCCTAGCACTAGCAAGTGGTACATCGTTCGTAATGGGTCGGATAGCCCGGTGGTGGTCAAAGGATCGGCTACCACAGGCGTGACAATTTCGGCCTCGCAAGCAGCTCTTGTTGCCTGGAGTGGATCAGATTTCGTGTTGATTTCAACAACGGACGCTGCTAAGTTAAGCGGTCTCGGGACCGGGGTCGCAACAGCGTTTGGTCAAAATGTGACCGGGTCGGGCGGAATCGTTTTGGCGGCTAGTCCGACCATGACGGGTACGACAACGGTTGCGGAATTGACCATTGGCGGGGCCACAAAAGAGACGGTCTACGCTTTGTCAGGCACAACGCCTGCGCTTGATCCATCCAACGGCGGGATTCAGACTTGGACGTTGTCTGGCAACTCCACGCCAACCGACTCGCTCGCGTCTGGCGAGGCGGTGCTCCTGATGATTGACGACGGTACGGCGTACACCATTACTTGGCCGAGTGTGACGTGGAAGACAAATCTAGGAAACGCCCCGACCCTTAACACCACGGGGTATACAGCCATCGTGCTGTGGAAGGTCAGCACGGTTTTATACGGCGCTCGCGTGGGGAATGCGTGATGCTTAAGATGTTAGTTGGATGCAACGATAGTGCGTCTGGCACCTATACAGAACAACAAAAACTTGTTGCAAGTGATGCGGCAACAGCGGATTTTTTTGGGGCGGCTGTCTCGTTGTCGTCAGATGGTAGTGTCTTAATTGTTGGGGCGTATGGCGAAGATACGTCGCCGTATTTTCAAAATGGTGCAGCCTATGTTTTTACTCGAGCCGGCGCAACGTGGACACAACAACAAAAGCTAACAGCTAGCGATCCTGAAGACAGTGCATTGTTTGGTATTGCAGTCGCTATGTCATCTG